ATAGCGCAAAGTTTGGTAGATCGAGGTTTTGAAATAAAACATGGTCCACCTCTTATGCGTGGTTATAAACCATGGCGCAATGCAGCTGTAGATATGGCTGCTCCTGTTACTGGTTTAGATACAGTTAGGTTGGAAAAATGTGTACAAGCATTCACTACAGAAATTTTGAATAGTCTTTCTAAAGAAGATTTAAAAGATGTTAAAGTTTATGATGACTTTACTGCAGTTAATGGTTGTGCTGGCGTGGCATATGTGGATAAAATTAACCACAATACTAGCGCTGGACCTCCTTGGAAGAGATCCAAGAAACATTTCCTAAATACATTGCCCCCTCAGAGGGGATTTGATGCACCAGTTGAATTTAATGAAGAAATTAAATTTCGGTCCTCTAAAATCATAGAACAATATGAAGCTGGCTTTTTAGCTGCTCCTGTGTTTTGTGGAAATTTAAAGGATGAAGCTAAAACCTTTAAGAAAATCGCATCTGGCGGTACTAGAGTTTTCTCTGGATCACCAGCTGATTGGTCACATGTAGTTAGGAAATATTATCTCTCTATGGTGAGATTAATTCAAAACAAACGTTTTGTGTTTGAATCTGCACCTGGTACAGTAGCTCAAAGTACTGAATGGGAACAAATAAGAGAATATCTTACTTTCTTCTCAGACTTTAATTTAGTGGCTGGAGACTATAAAGCATTCGATAAGCGAATGCCTATGGACGTTATTTTAGCAGCATTTAAAATTTTATATGCTATTGCTAAAGCATCAGGCAATTATTCCGAGGAAGATCTTCGTTTTTACGAGGAATTGCTGAGGATACTGCTAGTCCCCTAATTTATTTTAATGGAGACCTAATTAAATTTTTAGGTGGCAATCCTTCGGGACATCCACTTACAGTGATAATTAATGGCTTAGTCAATTGTCTGTATATGAGATATGTTTTCGATATCTTAGGAGAAGAACATAATGTATCAGTTTATGATTTTAAACGTTTTGTGCATTTGATCACATATGGTTATGACAATGCTATGGGAGTGTCCTCTAAGACACCATGGTTTAATCATACTGCCATTCAAACCGAGTTAGGTAAGATTGGTATAATATACAC